GCTAGGCTCAATGTCATGCTCCAGATTCTCGGCCCAACTCTTTCACAGGTGGAGCATGAGCTGTTGATCCCGTTATTGGTGAGGGTCTATGGTATCCTTTCAAGGTCCAAGGTCATTCCAACAGCGCCATTAATTGTCTCCCAGTTTGCCGAGCGATTCGGCACCGGGCTCAATTTGAGCTTCATTGGACCGATCGCCCGTGCTAAGCGGCAATCGATGAGCCAAACGCTAGACTCTGTTTTGATATCCACCCAGGCGGCCGCGGCGTTGAATCCTAACGTCATCGATAATATCAACTTTGACGAGTGGATCCGTGAAAAGCTGAAGGCTGAGCTAGCTCCGCGAACCATTCTCAGAGACCGTGATGAGGTCGAGAAAATCAGGCAGGCTCGGGTCGAACAGATGCAACAGGCCCAAGGCATAGAAACCATGTCAGCGGTAAGTGAGATTGCCGGCAACCTCACTAAGGTGGACCAGGCGATGAGGGGAAGGACCAATGCATGACGATGGTGACCTGGCCCAATTTGCAGAGAAGGAAGAGAAGCGCATCGCTGACTATCGAACGGTCTTTACCACTCCCGAGGGCCGTCGGGTCCTAGAGGACTTGGAAGAGCGCTTCTTGTGGCAGGAGAGCCGTAACTTCATCCTTGACAAAAACCCACTGGCTCTGGCATATATTGATGGCCAACGTAATGTGCTGAAAAGTATTCGTAAGTGGTTGACACTCGACCTCAACAGCTACATTCAGCAGCTGAAGAAGCCAGTTGATCCATTAGGAGGAGACCCATATGGGCAATCAACAGGTGGTTACCACTGATCGGACAACCAATCAACAGGAAGGCATTGGACCCGAAGTATGGACTAAGTACATACCGGAAGACTTACGGGATAAAGGCTACTGGGAACCGGTCAAAAACGCGGATCTCAGCACTGTCTTGAAGAACTATGGACACGCCCAGGAGAAGCTGGGTAAGACTGTGTTCTCTATCCCAGACAATCCTGATGACGCTGAAAGCTGGTCTAAGATTTATGATAAGTTAGGACGACCGAAGAGCCCAGACGACTACAAGTATGAATTGCCTAAGATTGATGGACAGGAATGGAACCAAGAGACCATAAAAGATTTCAACCGGGTCGCTCATAAGATCGGCTTGACTAACAAGCAGGCTCAGGAGTTTATGAAGTGGCTTGGCTCTGATCTCAATGCCAAGCTCAAAGCCCACACTGAGGCAAAGCTCCAAGAAGCGGCAACTACTGAAGCCAAGTTGAAACGTGAATTTGGAAAGGACTATGATGCACGGATTGCCCTCGCAAAGAGGGCCGGTGCATTGTACTTCGGGCAGGAAAGCGTGGAGACATGGTTCGATGCCATGCCAGAACCCGTGATCCGTGGCCTGATGAAACTCGGTGAGCAACTGGCGGAGGACAAGGTCTTTGGGACTAACCCGCCAGAGATGCAGGGGATCACGACCAAAGAAGAAGCGTTGCGAAGGATCGCAGAGATCGGGAGTGATCGAAACCATCCCTACTGGAGCCGAGACCGAAATGATCCACGGTACAAGGCTGCCGTTGAAGAGATGGCCCAACTGCATCACATTGCTTACGGTACCTGACAAGCGGACAACCATCTCGGCCCGTTTGTAAAGGTCCCGCTCGATAGCGGCCCGTTATGGACAACCCATCGGCGGATTAAACAGCGCAACGCATGATGAGGGGTAGGCACAATGTCTAACCTGATTACTGAGGCTTTTGTCAGCCAATTTAGGACGAACGTGACCTTCCTCTATCAGCAGCGCGGAAGCAAGCTGAGGGGGAGAGTCCGGGAGGAGGCGAGCAATGCTCGCTACATTTTCTTTGATCGAATCGGCCCTACCACGGCGGTGAAAAAGACGGTCCGCCACGGTGACACCCCGCTCGTCAATACGCAGCACTCCAGGCGTCGGGCGGAAAAGGTGGATTATGAGTGGGCCGACTTGATTGACAAGGAGGATGAAACCCGCATCCTCATCGAACCTCGAAGCGCTTATGCCCAGAACGCGGCCTTTGCGATGGGGAGGGCTTTCGACGATGAAGTGATCCTCGCCTTCACCGCCGATGCTAAGGAGGGTGAGTCTGGTGGGACGACCGTTGCGTTCCCGTCTGCTCAGATCATCGTCAACGGTGGAACAGGGATGACCCTTGATAAACTGAAGAGCGCGAAGCTCCTCTTCGATAGGGCCGACGTGCCGATGGAGAACTGGCAGTTGGTGGTGTCTCCAGACGCAGTGATCGACCTGCTGGGGGACCCTGAAGTCACCAGTTCTGACTTCAACGTCATCAAGACCCTTGTCTCCGGTGACATGGAAGGCCTGACCTACATGAATTTCCACTGGGTCAAGTCCACGCGGTTGCCGATTACCGGAAACATCCGGAAGTGCTTCGCGTGGCACCCAGATGCCATGGGGATGATTGTAGGGATGGAGTTCACCACCCGCATCACTGAGCGTGATGACAAGAGCTATTCCACTCAGGTCTATGTGGCTGGCTCTTTCGGCGGGGTAAGGATTCTCGACAATGGTGTCGTTGAGATCGACATCGATGAGTCGGTCTAAGGAGGTAGCATATGCCATTTGCTGGATCACCCTCTGATTCTCCTCAGAGGGCTAATGAAAAAGACAGTGCAAAGAAAGTTGACCTCCGCGACTCCAGCGGGCTCCGTGTCAAGGCTGCACGGTATGTGCATAGCTCTGGAAATGGAGACGGTCAGGTCAACATGTTCAAACTACCGCCTGGGCGGATTCGCATCTATCCCCACCTGTCTCGTATTGTCACGAGTCAGATGGGCGGTGGTGCAGTCGTGAGCGTTGGCTATCGAGCCTACAAAAGGGAAGATGGCACGAATGTCAACGCGAGTGCCAACGAGTGGGCAAACAACCTAGCCGCTGGCTCTGGGGCACAGGACGTGGCCTTTACCAATGGCGTCGTAGGAACACAGAACATCTACGATTCCTCCGACGGTATTGAGGTGTATGCCACGATCGCCTCTGGCAACATCAGAGATAACGACACAATCTATGTCGCATGTGTCTACTCTGGTGGTGAGGGCAACTAAGACAACTGAGGAGGGGGGCTTGTCCCCCCTCCCGTCATGGAGACACAAATGGCAACTAAGAAAGGAAAAGAAAGCCTGATCTATATCGGTGCTGGAACAGAACCGCCCCATGCGGCTGCAATCACAGCACTGACCGATAACAGCGGTGGGACGGCTGACAATACACTGCAGGCAATCGGAGCCACCTATTCACAGACAGAAGTGAGAAATAACTTTGCTGATCTGGCTGCTAAGATCAATCAAATTCTCACGCTCCTCCAAGATGTTGGGCTACGAAAGTAAGGTGGTTAAATGGCAACAATCAACCCGACCAGATTGGAAACAGGATCAGTGGCCCATTGGCAATGGTCCGGCCTGGTAGCGAGCGGTGATGTTGGCGTGGCGGTGCCAATCCCCAAAAACAAGTCAATTACCGTCCAAACCTATGGAACGTTTGCCGGTGGGCTCACCGTCAAGTATCAAGGCTCGTTGGACTTAGAGAACCCGGTAAATTGGTTCGACCTCACAGACCAGGCCGGCACGGTTATTGCCCATACAGCGGGCGATGGGTCCGTGGTGGCCGAAAACGTGAAATGGATTCGACCGCTTGCCTCAGCCGGATCAGGTGGGGGAAATGCTACAGCGGTCGTCTTTGCGGTGCGCTGATGCTCCTAAAGAAACATTACAAACATGTGCTTGGCTCCGCGGTGCTAGACAAAGTGGAAGCCAAGCGTTTCGGTGCTCGGCAAAACTTCACCCCCAGAATCATTGAGAGGGGGACAACTGAAGGATGGCTCTCGTTGGTGGATGGTCACATCGTTATCCACTCAACGCCCAACGAGCTGATCTATAAGATAGTCAGGGGTCCTGGTTGGTATAGCTGCTTTGACAACACTCAGTTTTCTGGGGAGCAGGAAGCCAGGCAGCATATTGAGGCGCATCACAAAGGTGAGCTCTCACCAGATCGTAGCAATCCGTCAGGCTATCGTCGCATCAATCACTATGAGTGTGAGCTTATTGACCTGCCAACCTGGCAGCCACGGTCAATCATAGATCGCCTCCGCGAGTGGGTGAAGAAAGTGAGGCGCTGATGGCAAATCAAATCTTTAACATTGCACTCGGTCGAGTGGCAGAGCTCTACAATCGTGTAGACACGAATGATCCAGCGAACTCAGCGTTGGTCATTGTGGCCATCAACACGACAGCATCAGATGCCGTGTTGAAGGACTTGGACACCTTGGCAGCGGTCTTAGGCAATGCCAATACGAGCGAAGTGACAAACACCGGCTATGCCAGGAAGATCCTCACTGACGCTGACATCGTGGCCTTTGCTCCTGATGATGTCAACGATCGTGTTGACCTAGACATCCCTGACCAAACGTGGACTGGGGTCGCTGCCGGGACTGGGTGGACCGATCTCCTCATCTGCTATGACAACGATACAACCGGCGGGACTGATAGCAATATCATCCCAATGACCATGCATGATTTCGTTGTCACACCTGATGGCTCAGACATTACAGCCCAGATCGCGGCGGAAGGCTTTTATCGAGCAAGCTAATGATGCAGGGCTCCATTGGAGCTCTGTCTAGGAGGTAAAACCATGTCAGACACTAAGACGACTCTCTGGGGTGCCGTTTCCGCTGTTGGCCTGGCGGTGTTTACCTACTTACAGACTGGTGGGGACATGACCAATATAGCCTTTTGGTTTGGCTTGTTGGCTGTGATTGGGAATGCCCTCCACGGCTACTTCAGTGCTGACAAATAATGGCATGGCCAGAAGCAATTAGTAGCGTTGCGAGCGCATTCTCGCAGGTGTTCAGGTGGGCCTTCGGCGGACAGACCCGACAGGAGCGTCGTCTCGAAGCTGAGGCTGAGGCCCTGGAGAAGGAGTGGCATGACACGAGTGATCCACGGTGTCTTGATCGGCTCAATGATATTCGGGCTCGCCTCAAGCGGTTGCGTGACCAAGCCGCAGCGCGTCGCCTCTAGTGAGGCATGTTATCACGCCATCGTCAGGGAGCAAGAGGCCCAATGGCTCAATGCCCGCGGTTGGGCGCTCGTGAAGCCAGGGGATCTGGTTATCGCTCGTCACTGTGCGGACGAGGACATCCAAGCCATCATTAACCAAATCCGTGCTCTCACCAATAATGAGAAGCCATGAAGGCATGTCTCTGGCACAAGCGCGTTAATGCCTCGCCAGGACGCTCACTTTGTGCCACTTGCTTGATGCGGCTTAAGGTGAGAGCCAGGCTTCTACGAGGGATAAGGCTCAAAAAGATTCAATGCTTGAGGTGTTATAAATCAACCCGTGTGCGAGAGGGCAGCCGTCTTTGCTGGCGCTGCCGCCGAACTTTAAGGAGGAATCCCAATGCTGAATGTCGCAAGAACTTTGCTCTTGAGCCTGATCGTTATCTGCGTTCCCGCGCTCGCCGCGGCAGCGACCGTCAAACTCGCTGCTGATGCGAATACTGAACCAGACTGGGCCAGCGATAATCTCTATCGCGCTCCCGGGGCGTGCACCAACCCAGGCGCGTTCGCCAAGGTCGCCAACGTGCCCAAAACGACCGGCGGCGCGCCGGTGCAATTTTCGGACGTGGTCTCTAATGATGGCACCTACTGCTACGCGGCGACCGCGCTCGACACGGCCGGGAACGAGTCGATCTTTTCCAACAAAGTAGAGGTCGTCGTGAACGTAAACCCTCCCAGCCCCCCGGCCAACCTCCGCAGTGTTGGTGTCGTGCCCTGACGTGGCGCTGGCTGCGCTGGCTCTGCTGTTGGCTCAGGGGGTGTTGTTAACATGAAGGGGAAGTCACTGGCCGAGCGCCGGGCATGGTTTGTCTATGAGGCCGCCAGGCTAGAGAACATCGCTGCAGGACGCCCAATTAACCCTGAACCGTGGGAGCAGCGCGATGAGGCGTTCAGGCGTAATATGATCCGAGCTGTGACCAGACAATGTGGCCCAAAGGCCCTGCGGAGCCCGCGGGCTCTGCACGATGCGTGGGTGAAAGCGTACCGACGCATGGGCTGGCAGTATGGGCCTGTTCGTGATCCTAGCCGCAAGTGGCATCCGGACATGGTCCCATTCAACAAGCTCCACAAAAAAGAGCAGGAGAAAGACCGTGTCTATTTCTTGTTGTGCAAGATTGCTGCGCTGATGCGTTGAGGTGCTGTTAAGCCATGCCCTACTACCTGGCCCCATATGTCGGCTCCGGCACGCGGGAGGACCCTTCCGCCCGCTCGGCAGCGACCAGCCGGGGTGGTCGGCGATCGACCTGCGGGCGGATAAAGGCGTCACCGTGGACGGCGGCGGGTGGGGCTACGCGCTGCTCTACCTGCCGCCCGGCACGACGGCTCCGGCACAAGCGATCAAACTGGCTGACGACCTGCAGGAGTCGGTCGCCCTCACGACGCGCCAGGTGTTGGCGAGCCGGCTCCCGCTGGACTTCAGCAAGGACCAGATCGTCCAGGACCTGTTCAGCACACTCCTCCTCAAGCCGCCGGACGGCTGGTGGAATGCGCTGCGGCCGGCCAAGGGCGTCCACGAGGCCTGGCTCGGCGGCCAGCGCATCGTCTCTCAACCCGTCATCGCCGGCGGGACGCTCTCAGACGACTTCAACCGGGCGAATGAAAGCCCACTCCAGCCGCCCTGGACGAAGAGCCCGGCCTCGGCTGGCAACTTGTTGTTACAGAACAACCGCGTCACGCTACAGGCGGTCGATAATGACAAACTCTACTACTACGCGGCTCCATCCGGTTGGACGGCTGACCAGTCATCGGAATGGCTCCTGGCCGTGTCCGGGTTCGCGAATTATTGGGCTCCGGCCGTCCGCATCGGCAGCAATGGCAACTTCAGTCTCTATGGGTACTTTCAGGAGGCGAGTGGTCGGACGATTCAAAAGGTCGTGGCCGGCACGTTTAGCACGTTGACGACTGTCGGAGGAAGCGCGGCGGCGAACGGCCGATACAAAATTGCCGTCACCGGCTCCACCATCCGCTTTTATGACAATGGGACCGAGCGGTCTGAGAGCCCGACCACCGATACGTCACTGACGACCGCGGGGAATGGGGCCGGTCTCTACTGTTTTCATTCCGACACCGAGTTCGACGACTGGGTCGGGACGGGTGAAGTAACAGGCGGCCTCGCCGGCCCGCTCGTGGGGTGTCGCCTTCTGGGCGTGAAAGGATTGGTATCATGATCCAACAGTTGGGAGATTTCCTCAGCGGATCGATCGTCCGCTTCATGTGGACCAGCAACAACGCCAGTGGCGCGAGCGTCAATCCCTCGGCCAACGGCAGCATTCGCATCTACAAGGACGGCAGCACGGTCGAGCGGGCGTCAAGCGCTGGCATTACGTATACCGTTGGCTTCGACGCACTTACAGGCGTCCATCAGGTCTCCATCGATCTGAGCGATAACTCCGACGCCGGCTTCTACGCCGCCGGTTCCGAGTACTTT